TCAGCTTAGTTGTTTCGCATAGTTAGCCACGTCCTCCGTCCGTGTTGCACCTATGTCGCACGCGGGCGCAAGAGGAAGGTCCAGCACGCGGACAGCGAAGCGACGCGTGTCGGGGCTGAGATGGGCGTACCGCTCCGTCATGTCGATGGAGGCGTGTCCCATCAGCTCCTGGATGACCTTCAGAGGAACGCCGCGCATCGCAAGGTGGCTTCCGTAGGTGTGGCGCAAGTCATGCCAGCCGATGATTCCCACCTCGCGCGTGATGCCTGCGAGACGGAGCGAACGCACCAGAGGCAAGTCCATCTTGCCCGGCGTAAGCGGCTGCCCATCATCCTGGCAGAACACGTAGGGCCCTCGAAGATGCCGATGCTCTTTGAGAGCGGCTACAACCGATGCCGGCAGCTCCACTGTTCTCTCGCGCCCCCCCTTGGGCAAGTCGGTCATCCCACGCCAGATGGTGCGGCGCACGTGGAGGAGACTCCGCTTCAAGTCCACATCGTTCCATTGAAGCCCCATGATCTCACCCTGGCGCAGGCCCGTCTTGATGGCCACGAGCAGCACAGGCTTCAACTCCGGCTCGGCCATGCCGATGAGCCTTTCGGCCTCCTCGAACGAGAGGAAATCGAATGACGGTTTGGGCACCTTTCCAAAGAGCCTCACGCGAGGAGCCTGCCGGATGGTGTTCTGCTCCACGGCGACACCCAGGAGTTTGCTGAGCACAGTGAGAACGTTGTTGATGGTTTTCAGGCTCAAGGCCTTGGGTTCCACGTTCTTGCGCTTCCGGATGGCCTGCTTCGAGGCGGTGAGCTTCCAGGCGCGAGATGCTGACTTCTTCTTTCGCATTAGTGCCTTGAAGTCCTCGATTTCGGCCAAGCCGATGGCATCCAGAGGCACTTCTCCGAAGAATGGGAGAATGTGGTCCTCTAAGACCTGTCGCTTGCTGATGACTGTGGATTGCTTGTTGTTGTTTTCGCTGTAGGTGAGGAATCGCGGCGTGAACTTCGCCAGCGTGAGCGCGCTTCCCTCCCCCGGCTTCTTCTCCTTACCGAAAGTCCCGTTGAGGAGTGCGGTCCGCAAGTCGCGTTCGTAGGCATCAGCACCCCGCCGGGTCTGAACGGGCGAGAACTTCACGACTCGCTGTTTCCGTCCGTCCGCGTGCTGAAACACGAAGTCCACTTGCCACGCCTCCTCTGACTTCCCTTCCTTCGTCGTCCACTTCCGCAACCTGACGCTCATCGTCGACTCCCAAGCGCAGAATCGCGGCCCTTACCCGAGGGCCACGTTACCAGTGCGTCCCGCCGAATGCGGAGTGCTTTCCCGATGCGCGCGACTCCCGGCACATGTCCGAGCCGAATGGCCTCGTAGAGCGTCTTTCGGTTCACTCGCAGCAAGGTGGCGGCCTCTTCCACGGTGAGGAAGGAAGGGAGAGCTTCCGGGCCAGTAGAGATGGGCTCGGACATGGCTACCTCGGAAAGACGCGGCGGGGCGCGAGGCGACCGAGGGCGTGAATCCCGATGCCGATGGCGTCCCAGACGTTGTGGTGGAGGGTGGCGGCGCTGGGCAGTTCGACGCGAAGATGCTCGGCGGCGTCGAGGCGCTGTTTGATGCGCTCGATGAACGCGTCCGGGTCGACGGTCCCCTTCCAGTCGCGCGGGTAAACGCTGCGCCGGCTGGCGACGTTCGGCAGGAAGCCGCCGAGCATCCCCACGACGCCTGCCAGTTGGATGAGGTCGTTCTGGTCGCCCTTCTGGTGCGCAGCGGCGTAGACGCGAGGCGTCTCGATGATGAGCTGGATGGGCTCGTCACCCACGCGGGGGCGGAGCCACTCACGGACCGCGAAGGCCATGGATGCCCACGAGGCCAGCGACAGCTCTCCGTCCTGGCGCTTGGAGATCTTCGGCAGCCCAGCGGCCAGGAGTGACGCGCGTTCATGCACCGGCACGTCGAACACAGCGACACCGCAATGCCGGAGGCCAGGGTCGATAGAAACGAGCTTCGCGGCTCGGTGCTCGGGGGGATTTTGGGAAGGAAGTGTTGTGCTCACTCCTTCTTCAATGGGGACACTTTCCGCGAGTGGTTCAGAGACTATGCCGGCAATCCCAGTTCAGGTACAATGCCGCGTTGGGGAGGACGCCATTGGGGCCCCTGCTCAAGACGCCGGTGAGAGAACTCAAGCGACGTGGACCTGATCGCGAAAATCATGACTCATACGCATAGGATGTACTCTGACGAGAGCGGACACACTGCGGATGACTTGGCTCATTCGTCCCAGCACTTCTTCGTGTATAGCTTCGTTACTCTGAATGCGAGCCAACTAGGCGAGATCGAGAGTGAGATTCCGAAGATAGTCAAATCCATCTTTTCAAACGACCCACCTAGCGAGGTCAAGTTCTCAAAACTTGGTGGAACCACGAAAGGCAAGCGAGCGGTTGTCCAGATTTGCAAGCTCATTGGTCGGACCGGTGCGCACGTGCATCTTGCGGTTCTTGAGAAGAAATTTCAGATCTGCGCAATGGTTGTTGAGACGTTCTTCGACCCGAAATACCACCCGCAGAGTCCGCCCGAGTGGGAGGCTTCGAACTGGCGCAAGGATATTGCTAACCACATCTATGACGCCTGTCCTGACAAGTCCCTTGTTGAATTCCTAGCGGCGGTCAAGCTCGACGATGAGGACTCCATTAGGAAATGCGGAGAGGCATTTGCATCGCTGCTGAAGCTGCATCCAAGTTCACAGGCGAGCCAAGCCGGCATCCTCATGGAGAGGGGATTGTCTAGGTTTTATAGATTTGGCATGCGGGTTGAGGATACGCCCAAGCATGCAGAGCGCCCTGCGTCGGCTGTTGTGGCCCTCGTGCCGGCATTGGCGCATATCAATGCGTTCCTTGAGGAACGCAATATGACTGTGGAGCTTGTGTGTGATGTGACGAAGCAGTTTGGTCCGGTCCTAGACTGGGCGATCGGTCTTGCGAAGGATGCGATGTTTGTTTCTGAGGTTTCTTCGGAGTTCGGCTACACACAGCCGCTTGGTCGGATTCTCCGACGCACGGAAATTTTGGCATCGGAGAATGACGCAGGAATTCAATGTGCAGATCTTGTTGCTGGCTTGGTGAATTATAAAGTTCTGGGTTACAGGGCGGGTCAAGCTCCGGACTCCATTTTAAGTGATGCCTGGGATAGTTTGAAGCCTTGTGTCGCTTTGGCTGAGCCTGCCCACTTTGAAATGATGTCAAAAAAGATGTTGGGCTATCGTAGGGCTGGCGGGTAGGAGCCTCTCCGGCGATGAGTTGCCGTGTTGACTATGTCGGGCGGGCGGGTGCTAGGTTTGATGGGCTTTCTCTATCGCCCACACCAGTAAACGCCCCTTGCCGTCCCTCACCGTGGCCGCGTCCTTCGAGAGCACGCGTGAAAGGGCAGGCTCGGCTTCGATGGCACCCGCGAGATCCGGCGTCACCTCTCGCATCGCTTGCCGCATGAGTTCCGCCATGCGCTCGGCAGCGGCATGGAGGCGGTTGGGACAGTCCGCGCGCAGCTCCGCCACCAACTCGTCATGCACCATGAGGACGAGGCGCGAGCCCCAAAGAGGGGAGCGGCGGTCCGCGTACATCTCCCGGGACACGCGCCAGGTTGCCAGCTTTGCGCCCACGGCACCGAGCCCCTGGAAGGGCGTGTTGAGCCACTGGGTATAGCCGCAGCTGCCCCGGAGGATGTTGGCGCCCGGAATCATGACGTCCACGAACTGGCCGTTGCGGGTGTCCGCGCTGGCGCGGCCGAAGAGGACGCGTTGCTCGGGCCACGCGTCGAGCCACCTGTCTCCGTAGCGGCGCGACACCTCGACGCACGCGGCGCAGACCATCTTCACCTTGCCCTGGACGCGCACGGGGACACGCTCCACGCCGCACGTGTCCGCCACCTTCGCCAACAAACAGAACCGGACGCCGTCCTTGGCGCGTGCGTGGTACGCCATCCCGCCGGCTCCAAGGCCCCCGCCCTTGCCGAAGTTGAAAATCTTGGCGAGGGAGCGGAAGGACGTGGCAGTTGCCTCCTTGGCCTTCACTCGCGGCAGGAGGGCGTCGTATCTCTCCCCCAGGAAGGTGGCCGCCGCCGAGGTGTGGACATCCTCCTTGGCCAGCAGCGCATCCGCCATGCGCGAGTAGCCCACGTCCCAGATGGCACGCTGGGCCATGGTGCGCAGCTCCAGGCCGCCGTAGTCCACGGAGCAGAAGACGAAGCCAGGGCGGGCCTCGTGGCACTCGCGTACGCCCCCGCGCTGAGGAAGCTGCTGGTAGTCGCTGGAGACGCGCGTCGTGGACACCAGCACGTTGAAACGCGGGTTGAGGGGCGTGGTGGTGCCTGCCTCCAGCTTGCCCAGGTAGGTGGAGCGGTACTTGTCCACCTTACCGGCCTTACCCAGCTCCTCCAGCACCGTGTCGCCTGAGTCCAGGAGGGTGTCCCGGTCCGTGGCCACCTGACCCTCGGGGAATCTGGAGGATGGCGGGGTGACGGGAGGCGAGCCGTTGTAGGCGGCGGTGACGAGCTGGGCGAGGCGCTTGGAGTCCTTAGTACCGTTGGCGCGGAAGATGCCGGCGGCCTGGAAGTGCGCGCGGTTGGCCTTCCACTCTTGCTCGACGCGGAGGCGCATCTGCTCGACGCGCCCGGCATTGGTGCGCAGTCCCCACACGGAGGCGAAGTGCAGAGCGAGGGCGGCGCGGACCTGGTCCCCTTCGGCGTGGAGGTTGCCGCCGTTGGGAATGCTGGACGCGGCGCGCTCTTGGGACAGGTGGACGTCCAGGGTGAAGCGCGCATCGCGTAGCGGGTACTTCACGGCGCCCTCGGGCCACTGCTCCAGCGACACACCGTCCAGTTCGCCGTAGCGCAGGCGCCACGCATCGGGGGCGTGCTTGTCGGCGCTGATGTCGAGGCCGAGGTGGCGCCGCGCCAGGAGCGCGAGCGGGTAGCGGGCGCCTTCGTCGTCCCCCAGCGGGCGGCCTGTCTCCGGGTCCACACCATGGAGTCCGCGGGCGATGTCCAGAAGGGCCTCGCGGACGGCCACGTCATGGAAGCGGCCCGCCTCGGCGGCGGCGAAGACGGCGTCCACCAGTCGCGGGTCATCAGCGCACATGACGCCCAGGTCGTACGGAAGGTTGGCGCCCGTCAGGTGGACATCCGGCGCGCGGAGAGCCTCGCGGAACCACGCGCGGGCCTGGGCGGCGGAAAGGAGCTGCTCGCTTCCAGCTGCGTCCAGGGCGATGGAGGCGCAGACGAGCGGAGGCGCGAGGAGGCCGGGTTGAATCGGATACGTCTCGGTGTCGAAGCTGAAGAGGACAGGCACAACACCGAAAGGCCCGTTACGTGGGCCAGCCGTGGCGCCCTAGGGGAGAGCGCCAAGAAGTCCAGAGGTGAAGGGAACGTCAGCCCAGGGCGTCAGCGAGCGGTGGCAGCTTCGCGGCGGCGCGCTTGGACTCGATGGCGGCCAGCTCCGCGTCCGTGGGACTCACGTTGCTCCAGCGGTATCCCTCGATGACCTTGCCTGGCCTGCCGTCCTTCTCCGGGAGCGTCTTGGGGAAGACGTCGCAGTCCACCAAGAGGAAGGCGCCGGCCTGCTTCGCCTCGGTGAACTTGGCGATGAAGTCCGGAGAGACTTCGTGCTCCTCGACACCGGCCAGGGCCATGAGGAACGCCTTGAAGCGCCCGCCGCCGTTCTTCTTCGAGTCGGAGAGGTTCTCCACGTAGCTTGTGATGAGGCCGGGCCGCGTGGGCTCGGTGTTGTGCTGGGGCCGCTCCGACGTCACCACCTTTACTTCAGCGATGGCGGACAGGCCCTTGAAGCCGTCCTTGGTGCGGATGGACTGCACCTCCAGGCGGTAGCGGCCTGCCTTGAGGTACTGCGCGCCGAGGGCTGCCTGGGCGGTAGCGATTCGTGCAAGTGCTGCGTTGCTCATGTCCCGTGTTCCCAATCAGGTGGCGGGACGTCGAAAGGACGTCCTCACCTCCCTTTATGGGGACGCTTTCCGGGAGTGGTTCAGATGCAGTTTATCCCCCGAGTGTCTGAGACGTTCGCGGGTCCATGTTGCAGTCCGCTCAATGGTTGACAGCCATTCTAGAGTTCCGTTCAAATTTGAAGGGCTCTCTGGTCGGACGGTGGGCATCCAAGCTGGCAGCGCTCCGTCCGAGGAATGAGTACTTTTGGCAGCAGGGTCAAAGTGCCGAGTTACTGCGGGTAAGACGAGAGGGAACTATTGAATTGACTGGGGCTCTTGCGACCTAGTGGACAGGCGGATGGAGGGTATCTCCCTGGACGCTCGTGCGTCTTGAATCGCGACACACGAGGAAGCAGACTGTACGGCAGGAGAGTCCATGTGCTACATCTGACCACATCTGATTCTGCGAACTTGTGATTCAGAGAACGGGGATGTAGGATAAACTGTTAGGTTCGTGACTATGAACTCATTCCAGATCCGGATTCCCAAAGCACACTATTCACCATGGGCCCAGTTCATAAAGTTGGAGGAAGAGAAACGAACTGCTCTCCTTGATGCAATCGCGAAGGCTAAGCCAGTTCTGGACCTCTCTGCGCTTGCTGAGAGCATTGCTTCTGAAGCTGGCCTATCTGTTGACGAAACAGAGGCCCTTCTCGGGATGATTGTTAGTATTTTTACGCTCGGAGCGCGCAACGGCAGAAGCCACGAGCAGGTTGTCCACGCTGTAATTGATGCCGTGAAATCAGTCGCAAGCGAGGTGGCGCAACCGACTGGTAGTGATTGGTCGGCAATTGAGAATGCGCTCATGCGAATTCTCGCAATGGAACGCCCCCTTGGAGTCGTGACGCGCACGTTTGAGGTAATGGCGGAGTACCAGAGACTCTTTGGTGAGTCGCGCATTGTGACTGATATCAGGCCAGTCTTTGATGCGGGAAAAGTGGGGGCGCCTGCGGCAGCGATTGTGGTGCACAATCTCCGGATAGAATTTCGGGAGAATGAAAAGACTCATGAGATTTTTCTTGCCCTGGATTCGGATGACATAAAGCAACTCCAGGATGTCTTGGTGCGCGCGCAAGAGAAGGAACGGAGTTTGAGGTCGCTTTTGGAGTCGGCTGGCCTGTCTATCTTGTCTTGAGGAGGTGCTTGGTATGTTGCGAATGATTGAGAGGCTTGAAGTCATCCCGCAGGCGGAGCTTCCTTGGCGAGTGGAGCCTGCGCGCCGTCGCGTTGAGTCATGGAGGGTTGCCAAGCCCATCGTGGTTGATTTCGCGTCCAAGCAATCCACCGTTTTTCGGCCCTCAATTGCGGAATGCGTCTCAGCAGATGAGTCAGGCCTGCAAACTCAGTTCGACAGCCTGGTTGCTGAGTGGAAGAACGACGTGGGCATTGAGTCGTCGTTTGTTAAGCGAATTCTTCATCCTGCATATCAGCGCATCATTGGGCTCGGGCGCCCGGCCATCCCATTGATTCTGCGAGAACTCAGGGAGTCACCTAACCATTGGGGGTGGGCCTTGACCTCAATTACTGGCGAAAATCCAGTCCCGGCCGAGGACGCGGGGCGTCTGCGGAAGATTCGGGATGCCTGGTTGAGGTGGGGTGTGTCGCAGGGTATCGTCTTCTGATGACTGGTTATATTCATGCGGCCTTCCCGGAGACTGTCCATACTCATCTTAGAATCACGAGCAGGCGCACGGCGGAATATAATTGCATAGCTTGGGCCGCAGAGGATGATGAGCGTTGGTGGTGGCCGTTTGCGGGCACGTTTGCTTACTGGCCGCCTGGTGTGCCACTTGAAGAAAGTGTGGCGGCTTTTGAGCAGGCGTATGGAACACTCGGCTATGTTGCCTGTGGTATGTCTAGCCAGCCAGATGAGGGGTGGCAGAAAATTGCGCTCTATGAAAAGACGGGTGTGATTACTCATGCCGCAAGGCAATTGCCCAATGGCCTGTGGACCAGTAAATTAGGGGAAGCAGAGGACGTAGAGCATGAACTGAAGGGACTTGAGGGAGCTGAATATGGACGTGTCTGCCTTATCTTGAAGCGAAAGCAAGGCTGAGACTTTAGGGTCGTAGCAGGAGTTTTTGCGCCTGCCCGTCCGTCTGCTGGATGAACCGCGCTCGTTCGAAAGCCGTGTCGAACGCATCCGCGAAATCCTGAGTGTGCAGGCACACCTCTACCTCGACGTATGGGGCCTGTTGTCCAGGGCGATGCGTACGTGCGAGTAGTTGCTCCCACGTGGCGCCGTCCGAGGGGGGCGTTACCACGAGATTCCGGCAGAACTGCTGGAGGTTCTTCCCCGTGGCGTGTGCCTTGATGCTCGCCACCACGGAGCGCATCCCCGTCTCACGGAGGATGGCCTCGGACGCGGCCTTGCCCCCGCCATAGAAAGGCACACCCGCTGCCTTGGCGATGCGTCCGCCCAGCTCCGGGTACTCGACCCAGACGATTCCCACCTGTGAGCGCGCCCACTCCGCCGCGTTCTTCACAAGAAAGTCCGACACCCAAACGGCCTGGGGCTCGGGTTGCACGGCGGCATGAATCTCCGCCCACTCCGCCCACGTCCTCGCGTGCCAGACGGGCTTGTCGCCCTCATAGGGCGGCGTCAAGTGCGCGCGGATGGCGGCCTTGGTGAGAAGTCCTGGTGAGTCCAGGTGCTCGCGGCGCTCGCCTTTGAGTTCCTCCCAGACTTCCTTGTTCCACGCCTTGCGCCGCGCGAACCACTTCTCAATCAGCTCCGGCGGCTCGCCCCTCGGGTAGCGCCAACGGTGGAAGAAGCCGGCGGACAACTGGCGGGCGCATGCCACGGACTGGAGCTGCTCCTGGAACTGCTCCCCATCCGGACGCTCGCCCGCGTGCGCCAGTTCGATGAAGGCGAGGAGCTGCGCAGGCACGGGGCCCGGGTATCGCGGGCGGATGATGAGCGGCTTGTCCAGGGCGCTCTCTTCCGTGGCCACTACGCCGCACGTCGAGTTGCGGCGGCGTTGGAAGCCCTCGCGCACGTGCTCGTTGGGCTCGCACAACTGCTCCAGCGCGCCAGGAGGGGCCACCACCTTGCCCGGGTCTAGGGCCGTTCCCCACTCCTCGACGACGTGGTGTGCGAGCGGCAAGGGCGAGCCCTCACCGAGCGCCAGGCGCGAGAGGTGCGCGTAGTCCTTGATACTCTTGGACGCGAAGGTGCCGGAGAGCGCCACGAGGCGCGTCCGTGGATGCTCCTCGAAGTAGCGGAGGAATCGGCCCGTGCGCGTGGACTTCGGGTCCTTGAGGTTGTGCGCCTCGTTGAGAATGACGAGGTCCGGGCGGATGCGCTCCAGGAGGTTCGTCGCTTCCTGGCTGGAGAGTTTGTTGTACGAAACGACGTGGAGCACCGGCAGACCCACGCGGAACCACCTGCCGCCCGCGAGGTTGGGCAGTCTCCAGTGCGCGCCGTAGTAGCTCCACTCGACTTTGAACTGGGGCAGGAGGTTGGCGGGGATGAAGAGGACGGCCACGCGGCAGCCCGGCATCACCATGGGCGTGAGGAACGTTGTCAGCTCCTTGCCGTGCCCCGTGCCGATGGGCGCGAGGAGGCCACCGACGCGCGAGGCTTCCAGGAGTGCCTGGGCCTGCACCCGCCGCAGCTGCGTAGGGCATGGGCGCGGCGGGGACATGCTCGCGCAGCTACACGGGCCGGGTGGCGCGCGTAGCTGGGCCTCCAGTGCCTCGACGTCCGCCGCTGTGTAGGCGGTGGCGAGGTTCCGCCGAGGCAGGGCGAGGATGCGGCCGAGGTCCGCCGAGTAGCCCACGGGAGAGCGCCCGTAGACCGGAGCGCGCTCCTCGGGCGGCGGGGGGCTGGAGGGCGTGGGAGTGACGCCCAGTCGTTCAAGCAGCCGCATCTCGAGCCCCTTCAGCGAGCGCCGCGCACGAAGTCACCGGGACCGCACATGGGCTCCAGGGCCTCGACGGCGAGTTGCAGCAGCTCCGAGTGGGCGAGGCCGAGGGCGGCGTAAGCACCGGGGGCGGGCGGCGCGTTGCGGATGGCCATGGAGAGCGCCCCCTTCCACCTGCCGAAGCCCAGCGTGCTCTCGGCTCCCGCGAAGCGCAGGTCCGCCACGCCGCCGGCCTCGCTCACCTGGGCGGCCATCGTCGCCACGTACTCGGACAGCGACGCGGCGGGCATGTTGGGAACGCAGTCCACGAAGAGGCGCAGGCGCTCTCCGTGGGGGCTCGGCGCAGCCGACGGGCTGGTGACGGGCGCCTGGGGCTCGGAGGGCTCCGGAGTGGTCTGGACCTTCGGCTTGCGTCCACGGCGTTTCGGCGCGGCGTCCGTGGCGATGGTGGGCGATGCGGGAGGCGCGTCCGGAGGAAGCACGGCGGCCACCTCGGCACCAGGGCAGGACACATGCAGCACGTCACCCGAGCGGAGCTTGCTGGTGTTCTCCGGCGTCAGGGCCTCGCCGCACCTGTCGCATGCCCCGAGCGGCTCGGGGATGACCTGGTGGGGCACGGTGAGCGGGAGCTGCGCGGCGGTGTCGGGGGACTGGGGCTTGGGAATGAAGCGGTTCAACAGGGACATGGTGCGTTCTCCGGAGATGCACTGCGCTTTGAAGGGGCACCCGCCGTACTTCTCGCAGGCGCTGAAGTTGGGCGGCGCGTCAGCGGTGCGCATGGCGCGGGCCACCTCGCGCATGCGGCGCACCATGGGGACGACCTTCTCTGTCCACTCGCGCGTGACGTGCTCGACGCTCACGGAGGCCAACACGCTCGCTGCGCGCTTCGCGCCGCGCGTCTGGAAGTAGAGGTGTTCCAGCTCCAGCACGCGGACACCTGGGAAGCGCGCGTCCGAGAGGGCCGCCCAGACGCCGTAGCCCACCATCTGCAATCCGGCCTCGGTGCTTGCGTCGGCCAGTTGCGTGGGTGTCGCCGCGTAGCGCCCCACGTTGGAAGAGAACTTGTGGTCCGTGACGCGCAGCACTCCATCCGCGAGTCGGCGTGGGTTGATGAGGTCGATGTGTCCGATGAAAGGGACACCATCCGCCGACAGAGGCGAGGGCGTGCCGAAGGACTCTTCAACCAGGAGGTCCGCGCCCGGAGCTGGAAGCAGATGGCGCCCCGCCCGCGCGACGTCGCCCAGGACGTCCTCGCCCGTGCGGAGGTAGTGCTCCAGTTGCGCGTGCCCCTCGACGCCCAGGGCTTGAGCCTTCGTCTCGGGCTCGGGCACTCGCAGCACCTTGGCGAAGAACCAGCGGCGCGGACACAGGCTGAATTGCTTCAGCTGCGAGACGGAGAGGAAGTTGAGAATGCCCCCATCCACGGCGCGGCGACGGGGGCCCTCGAGTTGCGCGGGCGAGTCACTCCCCACGGCTCGCCTCTGCTGTCACGAGTGTTTGGCGTGCGATCTCCAAGTAGGGGGCGTGCTGCTCAATGCCAACGACGGCCCGACCTGCTTTCACCGCGGCGGCCCCCACCGTGCCCGAGCCGAAGAACGGGTCGAGAACGATGTCACCAGGACGGGTGATGTAACGCACCCACCAGTCGCAGAGGACTTCGGGCGTAGCTGCGCCGTGGCCCTTCGCACCGCCGCTGGTGACACTGTTCGAGTTGGCAATCGGAAGGAGGTTGTAGGGTGTGACGCCACCTCGCTCCGCGACAATGTCCGCAATCCTCCCCGGCCTGACGGACAGTCCCGAGGGGGAAACCCGCAGTGCGCGACTCTCGCGCTTGAGCGCCGCCATGGACTCGGAGGGAGTCCACAGAACCGCGTCCTGGTTGCGATAGCACTTGGGGGAACCCAGCCAGACGCAGGCTTTCACCGAGGGGCGCATGAGCCCGTTCTTTCGCTGACAGCTTCCTGTCGGCGGCGTGCTGACGTTCCACCACCAGACGTCTTGAACAAGGTTCCACTCCCGTGACGTCCAGGCGAGGAACTCGAACAACCACGGCCGCATCCTTCCTACATGCTCGCTGTTGGGTTGCAGGATGAAGACGGCGGAACCCGAGGGCTTGAGCACCCGACGCACTTGTCCGACGACAGCGCGCATAAGCTCGTGCCATTCCGGCTCCGACAGCCGCCCATAATCACGGTCAATCTCCGGATAGGGAGGGTCGGTGATGATGGCGTCGATGCACTCGCTGGGAAACGACGCCATTACTTCATGGCAGTTCCCGGAGAAGAGGGTCGCATGGTTGGAGTCATGAATTGGCGTCACACACTCTCTAATGGGGACGCTTTCCGCGACTGGTTCACGCCAACGCGGTTTTGTTGAGCCGCGTGCATGTCGGGCAGACGAAGCCCAGGACGTTGCGGAATCTGATTTCCCCACGCCCTGTGATGCCCCACCGACGCGCCTTGAACTCGTTGTAGGTGCCTCGGAATGTCTCCCCACACCCCAGGTAGCAGGTTTGGGTGAACTTGATGGAGAACACGTCTTTGTCTTTCATGGTTTTGCCGTCTTGATTGTTGCTACGGGGGAAACTGGATTGAGTCGTGTCGCGCCGTGGCCCAATTGCTGGGGCGCGGTGCGGATGGTTTCTGGCGGCAGGTAGACCCACGTCTGGATGCCGGCAATCCGCCGCTGGGTGCGCTGGAACCCCAGGCGTCGCAACGCGCGGCCAATGTCGAGGCGGACGCCACGCGGAATCTGCCCAGGCGTGGTGAGGAGTAGCGCGTCGCGGGCCACCAGCTCGGTGGTTACCTCGTTGCGCTTCTCGGGCGGCAAGCTCAACACCCACTGGAGAATCGTGTCGTCGGGGCCTCCGTCCGATTCGCTTCGCTCCTGCGCGTGTTGCTCCGCGCGCTGGGCTTGCTTCTCTTCGAGCCACCACTCCTCACCCTTCCGGAAGCGCACCACGGCTTCCGCCCAGAGCTGGCCCCTGTCGCGCTTCAGGCCCGCGATGTCGATGTGGGTGCACTTGACGGGCCACCACCGCCGGTAGCCGCTCGAATCCGCGCGCAGGTACTCGGACGAGTTCGTGGTTCCTACGAAGACGCAACGGCGCGGCGTCTTCACCGTGACGCGGCCATAGGGCGGACGGAAGGTGTCCTCGTTGCGCGAGATGAAGGCTTTGAGGTCTTCCGCCTCGGACGCGCGCAGTGTCGTCACCTCGGCAAGCTCGATGAGTGAGCAGCGGCCCGCGAGGGAGGCGCTGTCCTTGTCGCGGATGTTGATGGGTGCATCGCAGAACCACTCCCCCGCGAGGACGCGGAAGGCCGTGGACTTCCGGATGCCCTGGGGTCCTTCGAGGATGAGCACCGTGTCCACCTTGCAGCCCGGCTCCAGCGCGCGGGCCACGGCGCTGATGAGCCACTTGCCGCTGATGGTGCGCAGGTGCTCGGTGTCGCCCTCGGCACCGAAGTAGCGCTCCAACATGAAGTCCGCACGAGGGACGCCGTCCCAGGTGAGGCCCTCAAGGTAGTCGCGCAGCGGGTCATACGCGTTGGTAGTGGCCACCTGTCTCAGAACGTCGCGGACCTGGGCGGCGCGCGGGTCCATGCCGAGGCGGCCGTACTCGCTTTGCTGAATCCAGCAGGCGATGCGGCCATCCAGCTCATCGATGGGCGAGTCATCCGGCAGTGGGCCGCCCGCGTACTCCATGTGTTTCGTCACTTCGTTGAAGCGAATGGTGTCTCGCCACTCGGGAGAGAGCGTCAGGATGGTGAAGAGATTGGCCTCGTTGTTCTTGAGACGCCTGCCGTCCTTCGTCTCGTAAGAGAGCAGCGCGCGCGTCCAGTCCGCTTCCGTGGCGGCAGAGACGTCCTCCTCGGTGGATACGGGCGTCTCGGTTTTCGGTCTGCCTTGGAGTGAGGTCCACAACGCCTGGTTGTCCGCGACACGCTTGGCATCTCCCTGGACGCGGCGTTCGCGGTGACGGCGTAGCTTGAGGAGGGCTTCCTCGCACAGATGCGCGGTGCCCTCGCCCCATGCCGTTGCCGCGAAGCAGGGCCGGAGCACCTCCAGGATGGCCTCCTCGGGCGTGGCCGGCAGCAGCACGTGAGCCACGCACGACATGAGGGTGTTGAGCGTGTTGTCCTGCATGCCCACCTCGGCAAGAGGCTCTCCAGACAGCACGCGGCGAATGAGCGCGCTGTGCTCGGGCTTGCGGACGCGGCGCAGCTTGGCGCGCAGCTCGTAGAGGTCCGCCGGGCCCGACTCCACCGAGGGCATGGAGCTGGAGGGAGTGGCAGGGACGACCGCTGTTGGGCGCACCGAGGACAGCAACGCGTCGACGTCGAGCGCGCGGCCCTCGCTGACGTTGGTGATGGCCTCGTGTTCGTCCGAGTGGTTGGGCAGGAAGTAGATGCGCGACAGGTTCCGCGTGTTCGGGTCCGCCGGCATCTCCAGCAGGCGCTCCGCTTCTTCCCGAACGCGCGGCCACTCGGCGGGCAGCACTGGACGCGTCAGTGGGACGACGATGCGCAGGCTGGTGTGGCCAGGACGGTGACCATGCGTGGTGTGGACAATCGCCGCGTAGCCGTCGAGCTTCTCCGAGGCTCGGACAGTCTGCTCCGTGGACACTCCGTCCAAATCGAAGACAGCTGCCGTGACAGAGTGGACCTCGGCATCCTTACGGAGCGGGCCGATGTCGACGGGGGCCCAGGCCCGTTGAGACAGCTTGGTGGGGCACCTGTGGCCGACGCACGGGGCGCAGGCAGTCACAGCATGCGTGGTGAGCAGCTGTATCAACTCGCCCCATGTCACATCTTGGGACTGGGGTCTGTTGTCCTGGACGCCGTCGAAGAATGCGACTCGGACGCGAGTGTCTCCGACGACAGGGGCGGCACTTCCGGCAGGGGGCTGGTTGGGACGAAGGCTCACGCACTTTCTTATGGGGACACTTTCCGCGACTGGCCCAGCAAGGGCTCACTTTCGCGCCTCGGCACCTCCTTTCGGGTAACAGGGGTGTCACCGTGAAGGCGTCGCCGTCACCATTTCCGCTCTATCTATCCTCTAGAATCACTGTGGTGTGTCTTTGTCATGTCCTCTGATACCTCAACTTTTCTACACCCTATATAGAGAAGAGTTAGTGACAGTGACGCCTTGTTGGTGACCTCTGCCGGTGAGGAATCCGCAGGCGGCTTGAGCCAGTCACGGAAGTTGTCCCCATAAGTAGGGACATGGGTTTTGCGTCTCCCAGCATGGTTGAGACTTTGTGTCAGAGGCAGGCGCTACGTTGCGTCCTGCGAGTCCCCCTCGTCGCGTGGTGCGGCATGCCGCTCGTGCGGGCGTTTCATTCGCTCGCCGCGGTGTTGCTCACAGCACGAGCCATTGTTCTCAGGGTGAACTGGCAGGCGCCTTGCTTAGCGATGCCTTCCCCTTCGGATTCTGTGTTCCGCGAGTGTTTCACAACGAGGCAAGTCGCAGGGGGCAGTCATGCAGTGCGGTAGCGGGCCAGTGAAGCAGGATGATGTGAAGTCGGGGCGTGGGGGAGCGCGAGTGTCCCGAGAGTTGGTCGACATGTTGGTCCTCGCGATTCGCGGGTGCCGAGCGTCAGGGGACGCTCAGTCCGAGCGCGAGTACTCCGGCCAGCTGATGGACGTGCTGATGCCCGAGCTGCGCAAGCTCGCGTGCGATTTCGACAAGTCGCGAGGCTCCCTGTCGCGGGAGGACCTCGTCCAAGTCGCGGCGATGGAGGCCGTGAAGGCGGTTGATACGTATCAGCGCTCGAAGCGCGGAGAGCAGAGCTTCGCGACGTGGGTGAAGTGGCGTGCCCACCGAGCCATCATGGACCAAATCCGGTTGCACCGAGCGGACGTGTGTCTGCCGGACCGGGCCCAGCGCGGCAAGGGCAAGTGGCAGCAGGCCGTGGACCTCGTCAGCAAAGACGCGCCAGAGCAGGAGCTCTCCAGGTCCGCGACGCGGAAGAATGACGAGAGACGCGCACGCGAGGCGGACAGTCTCGTGTCCGTCCTCATCGCGCATGAGCGGTCCGTCCTGGTGCAACGTGCGCTCGCGGAGCTGGAGCCCCAGCAGGAGGAGCTTCTCTCCCGCATCTACGGCATCGGCATGCCACGCGAGGGGACGCGTGCCGTGGCTACGAGGTGGGGCATGTCCCGTCGACGTGTCGACGAGCTGTTGGCCCAGGCTCATGACGAGCTGCGCGCGCGGTTGAGTGGGAGGCTCCTCTAGTGCCGGTGCTTGTCGCCAGGAAGGGCGGGCCGTGCGCGGCGTGTGGCGCGCCTATCCTGGAGGGTGAGCGCATCGCCTACGAGCTGGCGACAGGCCCACGTCACCTCGCGTGTGCAGACAGGGAACCGGAGCTGCGTCGCAACAGGTACGCGGCCCGGTGCTCGCTCTGTGGCTTCCTGGTGCGCAAGGGACGGGGAAGGCTGGACGTCACCGAAACGAGCGAGGACGGAGCCTTCTCGCGCGTCTGGCGGGTGTTCTGCGCGGACGTCGCTGCGTGCAACGCGCGGCTCGCCCAGGTCGCTCGGTGAGATCTTGTCCCACATGCCAAACCTGTAGCTGGACTTAGCGAGCCCCCCGGGTCCGGATTTTGGACGGTGGGCCCGTTCCTGTCTTGCTCGGCGGACCCCCACGATTGAAAAACTTCAAGAAAACGCCAGGGCCCCTCTCGGGTTTTGTTCGGCCCCTCGAATGAAAGTTTGAAGAGAACTCCGGACCAGCCACGGAAAGCGTCCCCATTGAAGGGGATGAATGGCTCGTCCAACAAAGCTCACCCCCGAGTTGCAGGCTGACATCTGCGCCCACCTGGAGCGTGGCCTGTTTCGCCGCGCCGTTGCCGGCCTCGTGGGCGTCGAGGAGCACACCCTCTCGCGCTGGTATCACCGAGGCGCTGGAGAACAGCGCGGCCTGTATCGGGACTTCTTCCTCGCGGTGAACGAGTCGGAAGCGAAGTTCATGGCCGGAGCAACGGACATGCTCCAGGCCGCCGCGTCTCACAACCCCAAGCACGTCCAGTGGTTGCTGTCGCGTCGCTTCCCCGACCTCTACGGGCGGCGCGACAACGTCGAGGTGCAGGCGCCCGAGGACAAGGCCGCCGATGAAAAGGCCCTACGCGAGCTGCTGATGGAGCGCCTGGGCCGCTTCCTCCCGGACGCGCCAGCGCCCGATGCGAGCGCCTCCAGCTCAACCGACACGGACGAAGGGGACGGCCATGTCTCGTGACACGCGGTGCTCGCGCTTCTCGGTGCTGGTGGACCAGCTCGCTCCCGACGAGTCCCCGGCCGCGTTCCTGGTGAAACAGGCTCGCACCCAGAAGGGGCTCGCGAGTCTCTTCGGGCGTCTCACCCATCCCGAGGTGGAGACGCTCGTTCATGACTTGGACTTCTGGGCTCGCCGCGAACAGATGCCGCCGGCCTCTTTCGCCACGTGCTTCATCATGGCGGGACGCGGCTTCGGCAAGACGTGGTCGGGCGCGCGCTGGGTGATTCAGAAGGCCCGCGAGGCGAAGACGATTGGCGCGCTCATCGGCCCCACGGCGGCGGACGTGCGCGACACCATGATTCGCGGCTCCAGCGGCATCCTCGCCCTGTCGCCCCCTTGGTTCATGCCGGTGTACGAGCCCAGCAAGAGGCGCGTCACATGGCCCAACGGCGTCTACGCCATCTGCTACTCGGCGGATAAGCCGGACCGGTTGCGCGGGCCCAACTGCGGCTGGGCCTGGGGCGATGAGCCGGCCTCGTGGAAGCATGAGATGGCGGCGCTGGACCAGCTCCCCATGGTGCTGCGCATCGGCACCGCTGCGAACCCGCCCCAGTTGCTCCTGACGGGGACGCCGCGCCCGTTGCGCAAACTGGAGGAACTTCTCTTCTCCGACGCGGAGACGAAGGCGCTTCGGCCTGGCGTGGTGCTGCGGACGGGCTCCTCGTTGGCCAACCGCGCCAACCTGGCGCCCAGTGCCGTGGCCACGATGAAGGCCCTCATGCACACGCGCTGGGGCCAACAGGAAGTCCTCGGCAAGCTGCTGATGGATGTGCCCGGGGCAATCTTCGGCTCGGCACGGTGGGGCCGTGTAGAGGCGGACGCTCACGAGTACGCGCGGGCGTTGGACAGGCGCATCGTCTCCGTGGACCCCGCGCCCACGAGCGAGACGGGCTCGGACGAGACGGGAATCATCGTCCAGGGTGTGAGAAACAGTCCGCTTGTCGGGACGGACGGAGCGTCACTCAAGCGCGTCTCGGTGCTCAAGGACGCCAGTCTCCGGGGCTCGCCGCGCGAGTGGGCCGCCGCAGCCATCCGCGAGTACCTCGCCTTCGGGTGTGACGCCCTCGTGGCCGAGGTGAACTCGGGCGGGGAAATGGTCGAGACGACGATTCAGACGGTGGCCTCCGAGATGGGTGTCCACGTCAACGTGAAGCCGGTACGCGCCCGCGAGGCCAAGTCCAAGCGCGCCGAGCCGGTGAGCGCGCTAGCCGAGACGGGGCGCATCGAGCTGGTGGGCACCTTCCCGAAGCTCGAGTCCCAGCTCTCCAAGTTCAGCGGCATCAACGGCCGCCGCGATGACCGGGTGGATGCCCTGTTGTGGGGCGTGCACGAGCTGGTGTTCGCGGATTCCTTCTTCTGTCTGTGAGGTTGGCGATGGGCTTCTGGGAACGGATGAAGGCGGCGGTTGGTCGCGAGCCGCGCAAGGGGACGGGGCTGGAGCTGGCGCGCTGGCAGCAGGCGCCGCCGCGTCGAGGTACGGCGCAGCTCCTCGCCGCGTACCGGGAAATGCCGTGGCTCCGCGCGTGTGTGGACGTCGTGGCCGACTCGGTGGCGGGTGTGCAGTGGCGTGTCTACCGCCGCGTCCAGAAGGACGGTCAGCCCGTGAAGGACTACGCGTTGCGAAGTGCGACGCGCGAGGTCCGTGCCGGGCGGTTGAAAGCGATGTTGGAAGCGGGCGAGGCCCAGGAGGTTCCGGACCATCCCGTCCTCAAGCTGCTCTCGGACCCGAACGATCATCTCACCGGACGTAGCGTGACGAAGCTCGTTCAGGTGTATCTGGACTTGGTGGGCGAGGCGTTCCTGGTGCTGGAGCGCTTGGGCGGTGTGCCGGTGGGCTTCTGGCCGGTGCCGCCGAGCACTGTCACGCGGCTGCCTGCGCTGGACGTGCCGCGCGAGCAACGCACGTACACGGTGACGGTGGGCAAGGTGTCGCGGGAGATTCCGGCCAACGACGTGTTGCACCTGCGCAGCTTGGACCCGGAAGACCCGCTAGGGCGCGGCATCGGTCCGGCCTACGCGCTTGGGGACGAACTGGATACCGACGAGTACGTGGCCCGGTTCCTCAAGACGTCCTTCTGGAACAACATGCTGCCGCCGGCCATCGCTTCGATTGAGGGCCTGTCCGACGCGAACAGCGCGGGCGCAAAGGCGTTCAAGGAATCACTGGCGCGTGAGCACCAGGGGCCGGACAAGGCTGGGAAGCTGCTTATCACCAGCGGGAAGGTGACGTTTGCCCGACTCGACACGAGCTTCAAGGACATGCAGCTCGTGGAGCTGCGGCGCTTCCTAATGGACTTCATCCGGATGAACTTCAGGATTCCGCCTGAGATCGTGGGAGACATTTCCAGTTCCAACAAGGCCACGGCCTTCGCGGCGCGGGAGAACCTTGCCGAGCAGGCGACGCTTCCCCGCATGGAGTTCCTGCGCACCGAGTACCAGATGCGGCTGATGCCGCTGCTGGGCGACGAAGGGGCCATCCTCGACTACGACAGCCCCGTGCCGGCGGACCGCGAGCACCAGCTCCGCGTCATGGACACAATGCCGGAGGCTTTCAGCTACGACGAATGGCGCGAGTTGGCGGGTCTCCGGCCTGACCCGAGCCGACAAGGCTACCCGTTGCCCATGCCGGGGCAGATTGAGTTGAGACAACAGAAGGAGGCAATGGAAGAAAATTCCGGCTCCCCCTATGACGAGTAGACGCGTGCGGCAAAGGCTTGACTACCGCGTTGGCGTTTTCTTCAGCGCATTTCTGAGAGAGCGCTTGGAGTTCGCTGTATTTTCTTCGCCACTCGGCAGATTGGCGCCTGCATGAGGTGAGTTGCGTTTATCGGGAGAGGCTTCGATTTGGGGATTCGTCTCCATCGCGGAGGGAGGGGAGGTGTTTGCGGCTTGACTTAGTTTCTTGGTGGTCGCCAGCAGCCGCTGCTCGATGTCCCAAGCAAGGAACTGATTGCCAAGCCTTGATGTCTTGATTGTCCGATATGAAACGCCAGCCCTTTTGTAGTCTTCAAGGAGGCCATGTATTTCCAGTTGAGGGCCGACGACATGGAAGAGGAAGCCCATTTCCCTGCCGCCAGCGCTGGCGTTGTGGATTCCGGTTACAAAGTGCTCCTTGTTGTTGATGAACAGCCATAGCGCGTTGAGCTGTTTGTCGCCGTAATCCAGCATGGTGTTTTGAAGTATGTTTTTGATTCGCAGAAACTTTCTCGTCTGCGTCTCTTCTGGCGAGTTGGTGAGCTCTGAAATTCTCTTTTCGAGCTTTGCGTTCTGCTTTGTGAGTTCGGAGACCTCCTTGGCGAAGGAGGCCATTTCAGTGGCGGTCTTTGATGGGTCGCCGACCTCTCTGATTGGTGTCCAGCCCGCGTTGGGGTTGTCTTCGTATATTCTATTGAGAGATCTCTGAATCTCAAGCCTGATGTCTTTTGTGTCTTCAACAAAGCTGCATATTTTGTTGAGGACGGTTGATTTGAAATTTTTGTAAAGGTCGGGATTGTCCTGTTCAATTACGGCGGCGCCGTCCTTTTTGACCTTGGTTCTCATGGCCTTTTCGTCGAGAACCAATGCGAAGAGAGGCATGCTGTTCTCTGTCGCGTGAAGATATTCAAGCTCAATATATGATTTCTTGCTGGTGGGTTCGATTGAGCCGTATCTTCCTCCGAGAATTAGGAGGAATGCGTCGGCGTCGCTAATCCAGCGCTTGATTGTTTCGAGCTGGCTCTTGTCCCCTGCTGTAAATAGCTCCATTCCAGCGGGTATGTGTCCGGCTGCAAGAACAGCTTCCACTGCGGCCTGACGCTCATCTTCGAGGTCCTTGTATGTTGAAGAGATGAAGACGAGTAGCTTTCTTCTCACGTGGTGCTCCTGATGATGGGTGTGATAATTTAGTGAACATAGGTGGTTTTGGCTAGTCTCAGATGCCCTGGTGCGGTGCCTTGGGGCGCTGTTTGGGAGCCTGGGGTTGAGGTGACCCATGCGTGGGGATTGCTTGTTGGGCCACTCACGGAATACGTCCCCATAAAGAGAGGTGAATGCCTGCACCTCTCTCCGGAACACGCCTCTTCACCGTCCAGAAGGACGCCCCTGCGCCCGCCGAGGGCGCGCCGAGGCTCCACACCTTCCGCGCCAACGACGGCGACTTTGATCGCTACAACGACAGGTTGAGCATCCAGGGCTGGATGCTGGACGCCTTCAACGTCAACCCCGTCGTCCTCTACAACCACGATGATGGGTCCGGCGGCCTCTTCGGTACGGGACGCAAGGACGTGTTGCCTATCGGCAAGGGACGCGCCTACGTGCAGGGCGATGCCCTCCTGGTGGACATCGAGTTCGACCAGGAAGACGACTTCGCTCGGAAGGTGGAGAGCAAGGTCGCGCGCGGCATCCTGAATGCCGTGTCGGTGCGCTACCTCATGCACCGCTACCATGAGAACGAGCGCGGCGGCTTCGACTGCGAGCAACAGGAGTTGCTCGAAATCTCCATTGTCACGATTCCGGGCAACCAGCGCGCGGTGCGGGTGAAGGAGCTGGCCGACGAGCGCGCCGCCTTCATCCAGGACGTGGCGAAGGCCGTGGTCGCCACCCTCGATGAACGCGAGCGGAGCAAGGTCGCACTCCCTCCAGCCCCCGACGTCAACGCCCTGGCCAAGCACACGGCCGAGGCCCTCTTGCAGCACTTCAAGGAGATGAGATGACCCCCGAGCAGATGCAGGAAATGGCGAAGTCCCTGGGCCCGCTGGTGGCCTCTCACCTGATGGATCACGCCAAGGGCCAGCGGGATGGGTACGCCTCGCTCCTCGGTGGCAATGCCGCCGAGCCACTCGCGTCCACCCCGAGCCGCGCGCCCGTGACGGGCAAGCACATGACGGAAGGGACGGGCATCAACCTCATTCGCTTCGTCAAGGCGAAGGCTGTCGCGCGCATGGACGGCCGTAACGTGGTGGACGTCCTCAAGGGCTGGGGCGACGAGGTGGTGAGCAAGGCCCTCTCCCAGGGCAACTATTCCGGGCTGGGCTCGATGGTCCATCCGCAGTTCGCTTCCGAGTTCATCGACCTCCTGCGACACAAAGCCGTGGTGCGGCAGGCTGGGGCTCGCGTCATCCCGATTGGGGCCTCGCTTACCTTTGACCGTCAGAGCAGCACGGGAACGGCCTTCTACGGAGGAGAGACGAGCACGATTCAGGAGTCGGAGCCGGGAACGGATGCCGTAAGCCTCTCCGAAAAGAAGCTCACGGCGCTGACGGCGGTGCCCAACGACCTCATCCGCAACGCGTCCATCAACGCGGAGGAGTTCGTTCGCAACGACCTTCTGAACGTCATGGCGCTGCGAGAGGACTTGGCTTTTCTCCGTGGCACCGGGACACAGCTTGAGCCCCGAGGCATCCGCAACCAGATTGACCCGGCCAACGTGTACGCGGAGACGGTGGCCACGGCGGGCGCGGCGACGCTGGGGGAGATGAAGAAGGAGCTGAACAAGGCGAAGAAGAAGCTGAAGAAGGGCAACGTGCCGATGCTGACCCCGGTGTGGCTGATGTCCCCCAATGCGGAGACGGCCATCCTGGATTCGGTGGGTCCCGGCGGTGAGGGCACTAACTCCCTGGAGAAAGAGATGGTGGAGCGCGGCACGCTGCGCAATGTGCCCTTCTTCGTCACCAACCAAATCCCGGAGACGCTCGGGGCTGGCAACAGCCGCTCGGAGCTGTATCTCGTGGACATGTCCGAGGTGCTCATTGGCGAGTCGATGGCGCTGGAAATCGACGTCTTCCCGAACGGCGCATTCACCCGGGGTGGGCAGGTGGTCTCCGGCATTTCGACCGACCAAACGGTGCTGCGCGCCATCACCAAGCATGACTTGGCCATGAGGCACCGTCAGTCCGGCATCGTCGTGAAGGACCTGAGCTGGGGCAACAGCTAGCCGGGGCAGTCCCCGCGAAAGGAAGAACACCATGAGCGCTCCTCACATCAGTCAGATTGGGGCTTACGTCGCGGCCCGCCCGGGTACGCCGCCCGCCACGAACTCCGTCGGGACTCGCCAGGGGACGGGGCAAGACAGGCTCGTGCTCGGAGAAAGCTGCGTCCTTGTTGCGATGACGGGTGCCATCGTTGGTGGTCCCTCAACGCAGACCTACGAGGTGAAGCTCCAGCACTCCAACGACAACGGCGTCTCGGACCCGTGGGCGGACTACGCGCCATCGGGGGCGGGTAGTGCGACTATCCAGCTCACGGCTGCCAACGCCTTCGCTGAGAAGGACATCGACCTCGGTGCGGCCAAGCAGTTCGTCCGTGTGGCCGAGACAGTGGCGTTCACGGGCGGTACCTCCCCGAGCATCCAGGCTTGCGCAGTCATCGTCTTCGGCGGCGCGTTGACGCTTCCGGTGTGAGGTCCTCTCGTGGCGACTCCCGCCGACCTGTGTTTTGCCTCCACCGTTGCGGATGACCTGAACATCCCGGTGTCGCCGCGGTTGGAGGCGCTCGTCGCGGCGGCAAGTCGCGCCGTGGCGGGCTACTGCTGCCGGGTCTTCGAGCGGGGCCTCGGCCTCGTCGAGTACCCAGCTGGCTACGGGCGCCCCCTGCTTCTCCTGGAGCGCCCTCCCGTCCTGGCTGTCTCCGGCGTCTGGGAGGGTGGCAACCAGGTCTCCGCAAACGACTACGAGATTGCGGGCGGCCTGGCCGCATCCGGCATGTTGAGGCGCAGGCGCGGCGTGTGGCGGGCCACAGTGCATGCGGGCGGTGGGATAACGGGGATGCTCGGGGACTTCCATGGGGAAGGTGGCGAGGATGGACTCCGCGTCGTCTACGACGGGGGCTATGTCACTCCTGGCCAGCATGCGCTCGATGGTGCCTTGGTGGTGACGCTTCCCGAGGATGTGCAGGAGGCCACCGTCCTTACTGCCGTTCAGCTCTACCGCTCGCGAGGTGTCGACGCCATGGTGGCCAGTGAGTCGATTGGCGACTGGTCCGTCAGCTACTTCGCAGCGAAGGCCGAGGGGAAGAGCCCCATTCCAGGCGCGGCTCGGGCCCTGCTCGCGCCCTACGCTCTGCATCGGGTGAGCTGATGGCTTCGCCTTCGGACAGGTTCCGGCAGCTCATCTTCTACTCCCTGGTGATGGGACGGGACGCCCACGGCAAGCCCATGCTGGGGCTGGTGTCCTCGTCGCGGGCGCGCGTGCAACCGAGCCGACGACTCATCCGCGATGCGAGCGGCAACGAGCACCTTGCCTCGCACGTCATCTACACGGACGCGGCGCTGACCCTGCTCCACCGGCTCTGGTTGCCGGGGGAGGACACGTCCGATTTCAACAGGGCTCGGCGGCCAGTGGCGGTGGACGAGTTGGTGGACGGCGCGGGCGTGGTTCGTTTCCGCAAGGTGTGGCTGTGAGTCGCGACCTTGCTGCGGAGCTGGCGGCGGTGCTGGAGTCGGCGGGTCTCGGGCTGGTGCGTCCTCCCGCTCCTGGGGCTAACCTCTTCACCTCACCCATGCCCGAGGTGGAGGGGGGCGTGCCGGATAGGGCTGTGGCCCTTGTGGTGACAGGTGGCTCTAGGCCCCTGCCTTATCTTGGAATTGGAAGAGCAACGTACCTGTCCCCTGGGTGTCAGGTGCGCATCCGCTCGGCGCGCGAGGACTTCCAGGGAGGACAGTCACTCGCGCTCGCCGTCTTCGCCTTTCTCAACCAGTCGCAGCATTTGCCCGGGCTCAGTGTGCGGGCCGAGGAGAGCGCCCCCGTGTGCTTGGGGACGGACGGGGCGGACAGGTATCGATGGGCGCTGAATCTCTCGCTTGGTCTAATGGATGTCGGATACCGTGCGATGCGCCTGGAGTAGTTGAGTGAGCCGCAGAGGAGAGGCTGCCTGTGCCGATTAGACCGAGAGCCCATCAACTTGAGGATGAATCTATTGGCGCACTTAAGAGCGCCTTGGAGGGAGTTGGATGGGTGGTGGAGCGTCTTCATAAAGACTACGGTGAGGACCTGTTTGTCCGAATTTTCAAGGAGGGTCGCCCGACGCCGCTGTCTTTTTTTGTTCAGGTGAAGGCCAGCGATGCACCCTCTTTGAATCGGAAGCGTCAGTGTTTCGTGGTGCGTGTTGGGGTTGAGCATCTTCGGCATTGGAATGGGTTCTGGGAACCTTTGTTTCTGATGCTCTATGACGCAAGAAGTGGAGAGATCTATTGGGAAGAGATTCATTGTTTTGCGCGGACAGATACCGGCCAAAGAGCCCTGGCGCGAGGAGGGAAGACCGTAGGGGTCGATGTTTCTGTTGATAATAAATTGGAACGAGACGGCCTTGTGAGGATTGCTGGTATTGCGGCTGGTATGTTTGGTAGGCACTCGGCATCAATGGAGGCAGTGTCCTTGATGACCGAGTTGCTTGCCGAAGAGGGGATGGTTTTGATTGATCCATTTAGGCCGGAAGTTGCGTGTATGATTTTCGAGAAGGAAGGCTCTCGACGTGTCTATGTGCTTGGTCCGCTTGGAGAACGACTTAGGATGGCTTCTCGAAGGTCAAGGGAGTCGCCGGATGCGCACTTTGATAGAATTATAAGGGAGGGGCTTGGCTCGACTCGCTACGGGAAGAAGTTTGTGATGGTTCGAAATCCTAAGACTGGAGTGTTTGAGCGGAAGTCCCGTCTGCGTCACGAACGCGATATGCGGAAGTTGCGTGAAATGTCGTCTGCACATGAGATTGGACTGGGTGATGTTTCTTTTCGACGCCGAAAGTCTTGACTCTGTGCGGGATAGGTCGGTGTGATTTTCGGGTAGTTATTTGCCGGTGAGCCACTCGCGGAAAGCGTCCCCATAAAGAAGTAGTGGGATGCCCGTTCGAGTCAAAGTCGATGCCGTGAAGTTGGAGCGCCTGCGCCGCTCCTCTGCCGAGGTGCTGCGCGCGCTAGATGGCCCATGCCGGGACATCGCGCGGCTCGCCCTCGACTACTCCCTGTTCCTGGTACCGGTAGGCAAGGACGGGGCGGACGGCCACCTGCGCGACACGGCCTTCCTCGACGGCCCTCGTTACAACCTCGGGCCGCCCCTCTCCACCACGTGGACTGCGGGCTACTCGCACCCGTCCGCCGGCCCCATTCACGAGGGCTGGCACTGGGGCGCGCCCATCTTCAATCCGCCGTCCCACTTCCTCCGCAAGTCGTTCCGGCGTGCCCGAGGAAGCTCGCGTCGCCGCGTCGCGGCCGTCCTCCAGGACTTCCTCGCCCGCCGCTTTCCCTCTCACTGAAGGAGACACCCATGGCCCAGCCCCGAGAGGCATTTTTCGACAAGCTCTTCATCCGCGTCACGGAGACCGCACCCACCGAGGTTGACGAACTGGACGGCATTACCGAGGCGCCGGTCAACCGCGCCAAGGACACCGTCGACACCAACTACTTCGGAGGTGACGGGTACAAGCGCAGCAAGGGCACCCTCAAGTCCTTCACCATCCCTCTGTCTGGCCACGTCCTCCAGGGCAGCGCGCCTCAGAAGGTTCTCCTCGACGCCTTCGAGTCCGACGCGACGGTGTTCTTCACCATCATCGAGGACGAAGGAGCCCCCGTGGGCAGCCAGGGCTACCTCTATCCCGTGAAGGTGACGGCCTACGACGAAGGACGCAGCTCCACGGACGTCGTCACCTTCTCCGCCACGCTCACCTGCCAGGGCGCTCCTGTCGCCGTGTAGCTGGCCATTGCCTTTCACCTTCGAGGAGACACCCATGACTGCACCCGCCATGCACCGCAAGCCCCTGGGCACCCGCCGAGCCCTCCACAAGCGCGTCACCCTCGACGGCGCCGACTACGACATCTGCCGCCCCACGCTGGGCGAGAAGATGGACGTGCTGTCCGCGTCGCGCGCGGCCAAGGAAATGGGCGACAACCGCCATCCCGTGGACGAGGCGGCGGGGATGATGATGATGGCTCGCATTGCCGTCTGCTGCCTGTACTTCCCTGGCACCGCGACGCGTGTCTTCACCGAGGCGGACGTGGCGGCGGTGAAGAACGAGCCCTGGTTGGAGGAAGTGCAGAGCGAACTGGCCTCGGCCTTCGCGGGCCCGACGCTGGAGAGCGCGAAGGGAAACTCCGAGACCACCCCGAGCTGAAGGCCCTGCATGGGGTGGTGAAGCTGACGGGCCAGTCTCCAGATGCGGTGCGCGGGTGGGCCTGGGACGACGTCGTCCACCTGCTCGCCTACTGCGACTTGGAGGCCGACGAGCTGCGCGCGGGACGTCCCCAGACAGGGGCCGGGAGCGGCGGCCACGAGGTGACAACGGTTTTCCGGAAGCGTCCGAAGAGGTGAGGC